ATCGGCATTATTAAACTGAGGACGCTCTTCTGTCATCTTGTCTAAAATGCGGTGAATTCGTGCCAACTGTGCCTTATTGGCAAGACCAGCACGAACTAGCATGTCAAACTTTGAATAGTCCGACTTTTCTTCTTCTACAAGTTGGCGAAACTCTTGTAAGTTTTTCATTCAGTTTCGGTTTCTTCCGTATCTTCTACTTCTTTACCATTAAATAAAGAATGTGCAAGTTCGGTTTTCTTTGTATCTAAAGCTTCAAATGCTTTTGAAGAAAGAATGTCATTTAAACTTTCTTTTGCCTCTAATGCATTACCCGAAGCGACATTGTTAATAAAATTTGAAACATCCATATTAATCTCCTTTAACGCCTATTTAGTAACGCTGAATATTTTTCCACTTCTGAATCCAATTGAGGAGTCATCGATTCGGCGGATCCTTCATCGGCAGTATTATCTTCTGGTGGATACTGTTCAGCGCTTACTTGAGGTTCTTCACCTTGTTGCATTGGACCACCAGTTCCATCTTCTTCTTCTTGCTTAATTTGTTTGTCGATTTCTGTTATTTCTTCTTGTGTTTGTTGAAGAATGTTTCTACGAACCCATTGTGCAGAATAGTAACGACCAACATATGGGTCAACTGTTGTCAAAGTCTGAATACGAGATTGCAACAATTCGGCATCTCTTAGTTCAGTAAAGTTATTATCTTTTACATAATCAAAGTAAATATCTTCTTTGAACTTGTCCCATTCTTCTCTTGTGCAAATGCCTTTGAGAACGCATTGTTTTTCCAATGCAAAGTCAAAAATCTGTGAAAACTTATTACGGAGACGAATGATAAATTTATTGAATTTAACTTCATCACGGGTAACTTCAGTTGTTCTACCAAGACCAATCATACCACCTTGTTGTGGTTCTAAACGAGAGATTGGTACATTCAAAGACTGCAATAACTTTTGACGGAAGTATTTAACATCTTCCAATTCACCAAGGTTCTGACCGGCAGGCAATGTAGTGATTTCTGTACCTTTACCACCTTCACGGCGTGGTAACCAGAAATCTTCAAGCATAGACATGTGTTTGCGGTCATCACGGATTTCGCCAGTAGATGCATCGTAAACAACTTTGTTCTTATACTTAACCATCACATCACGAAGATATTGTTCTGCTTTACCTTTTGGCAAGTTACCAACATCGATGTAAAATACACGGCGTTCTGGTGCTCTTGATAGTCGGTAAATAACAACTGCATCTTCAACCATTCTTAATTGATTGAGAGGTTTAATTGCTTTGTGTAGATATGAAATGACGAATGTGTTTTTAGCATCCATCAAACCAGAGTTCACATTGATAATTGAATCTGGTGCAATTCTAAGACCGGCATTTACTTGTGCCGAGTATGTTTGAGTTGTGGTACCTTTATCAGAATAAACATAGTATTCTGCAATAGACTGAATAATATTTGCACCAGTCTTTGGATCACGACCTTTTACTAATTCACGCACTTTACGAATCTTGCGTGGGTCAATATAACGAAGTTCTTTGATACCTTCTTTTGGTTTTGATTCGTCAACAACTACATGGTAATAAATCCTGCCGTCAATATACCATCTTTTGAAAAGGTCGTCAGAAAGATTACCGAAGTTAAGCATTTTAAGAACATTCTCAAATTCTTCTGAGATTTTCTTTTTAACTGCTTCAGGTTGTTTCAGTTTATCTAAAACAATATTAACAGTTCTGCCTGTAACATCGTGTGTAATTGCTTCGTTAACGATATCATCAATGGCCATTTCCAATTCTGGATGGTTAGCCATTTCACGATAACGAGTAATTAATTCGAGCTCATTACGAACCGCACCCTCTAGGTCAACATATGTACCATAATAGGGATTAGAAGTGATGGTAACTGCACCATCATCGATTGCTTCATTTGGGAGAGTAAAGGAGGGCTGTTCAGATGGTTGGACCTGAACAATATCTTGTTTACCTAGGGTGAAGCCAAAGAGTTTAATTGCCATTAAAAATCATCCTATAAAATAGAGAAAGGCCGAAGCCTTTCTCCTTACACAACACCGTCTGCTACTGATTCCCACCATTGATAGGTGAGAGTTACAGAAAACTCCTCAATTGTATCATTTGAACCCCAATCAACATCAATAGGTGTGATATCAGTTGGGAATAAACCTACAAATTTATATTTCTTTAAATTGTTACCTTGTTTACCAAACTGAGTAACTTCACCATCAACTGTATAACCTAAAGGTGCTAGTGCAATTGGATTACGGATATTAAGGTTGTGTGAATTAATACCATTCATCCATCTTTCGAAAGCATTGCGAACTGAAAAATCTTCGTCATTGATAACGGTGATTGTCCAATCGGCAAATGTTCTATTGCCAGCAAACTTTAATTCACGACCAAAGTATTGAACAGGTACAACACCAATTGTTGCACCTGGTAATTGAGCGGTCTTACACATGAATGTGAGTTTAGTTTGTGCATTTCCTGGCGCAGAGAACGCAGGAAATGGCATAGAGACTTCAAACAAATTAGGACGAGCACCGTCCCCTGTCATTTGCGCTCTAAAATCGTTTACATTAAATGCCATTTATTTTCTCCTGTTCTCTATTTATTAGAACTTCCCAACGACTTCATCGAAGCTTACGCCTGTGCGAACTGCAACGAAGTTAAGTTGGATAAAGTTGATTGAGCGTGCAGGTTTGATATAGATATCGCCAATAAATTCATTGCGGTCAATAACTTCACCAGTATTATTGGTTTCGTCACAGACTACACGGAAGTCGGTAATACCACGGCGACCTTGAACATCACGCAAGAACGGTTCTACTAATGCAACGAACTGAGCTCTTGTGAACTGGTCATTAAATTCAAACAATGAGAAACGAGCCGCACGAGCAATTGCTTTCTCAAGGACAATGAATAGACGGCGAACATTGATTCGGTCAAATGCACTTGGTTTGCTCAACATTGTTTTGTCGCCAAACAATACTGTGCCTTCGCCTTGGAATGTTACAACAGGGTTAATACCTTTTACATATAAGGTATCTCTGTCAGTCTTAGTTGGGTTGTATGCCAATTTAATGATGTTCTTAATAACACCTCTATTCAAACCACCAGGTGAGAACCATGGGTCTCTTTCTTGGTCGGTTCTTGCACATAAACCTGCAACATCACCGTTTAATGGAATCCAACGATACACATCGTTGTATTTGTCGTATTGATATTTCCAGTTACCATCTAATACGGCATAAGAAGTTGAAGTCAATGTATCACGGTATGTAACTGTGTCAGTAGCTTCGTCACCAGCATTGTTTACAACATCTGCTCTTTCTGGTGATAAGAAAACCAAGCAATCTTTGCGTGATTCTGCCATTGAAATGAGACTGTCCGCAAGTGTCTGACCAGAAGGACCTGAAATGACTAATGAAATGTCAACAGAGTCGGCATTGTCAAATGAATCGTATGCAGTCACCACATTGGCAGTTGAAACATTACCATCGGCACCATTTGCAAGTGATACTGTTACATTGGCAGTTAGATTTGCAAATGCAATTGATGAATTACCACCCCAATTTGTACCTGTGGTTGGGTGATCCATCCATTGAATGTATTTGGATTGTGATGCAAGAACATTCTTGTAAAAGGTTGAATTGCCAGAATCGTCTTTTGCATCAGCAGCTTTAGAAGCAAATGGGAATACTTCAAGAACTGTATTTTTAGTTCCTGTAAATTTACCATCTTCATCGATAACAATCATATGAAGTTCATCAAAGCTTCCGCCTTGATTAATTACATATGTTGATGTATTTGGTCTACTTGTAAAGCTAGAAGCATATGTCCAACCACTATATGTGTTGGCATCTGCCATAGAAACTTTAAGAGAGTTACCAATTGAGCCAGGGAAACGAGCGGCAAATTCACCGACTGCGCCTTGACCAGTTGAGTAGTTTAATTCCCAATCATCTTCGTTTTTAATCAGAACAGCAGTTGCTTGATTATTTGCAATTGCGTTTCGAGTGTCTGCGACTGATATAGCACGAACAATTTTTAATGTGTTTGTATATGCTAGGAAGTTTGCTGCTGAGAACCAGTATTCATAATTTGTTGAATCAGGTTTACCAAATCTGTCTGCAAGGCGAACCTCGTCAGAAATGGTAATGATTTCACCGGCTGGACCCCAAGCAAACGGCCCCGCAAATGCGCCAATTGAAGTGGCGACTGAAGGGACAATTGTAGTCAGGTCAATTTCTGATACATTTACCCCAGGTGAGAGCTGAAATGCCATGGATTTCTCCTTTTGTTATAGGATAGAATTCGTTTTATTGTCTATTTAGTTTTTTATAAGCTTGAGGTGTAATAACCTCTTTCGGTCCAAACATCACCAGAATCTATAATAACTTCTTCTTTTCTTCCGTCATCTATAATTCCGACAGGTGTAAGTTCTTCTTCTCCAAGCAAGTTTTGTTCTTCCAAAAGAACCTTACGGATATCTATGTTTGTCGAATCTTTGAAGTATGATTGTGCTGTCAGCCATGAAAATAGAACAAGACCCATTACCAAATCGTCATTATTACCTTCTTCGGCTTGATAAGAATCTCTTACACGAACAAAGGTATTCATTTCGGCAATAGTGTCAAAGTCTCGGATAATCAATTTATCGGATTCTACGAGTGTCTTTAAGTTGGCACAACCAATCTTTTTGACAGACTTGGTAGTTTTAATACCAAAACTTGTAGACCTTTTGAAACCGCCAGAGATACTTTGTCCTTTAATATGGTGATGTTCTAATTTATAGATGTTTTCATATTCCAAATCATAATGTAAAATGTCAACAACTT